GCGGACCTCAGCAACGCGGACCTCAGCAACGCGGACCTCAGCAACGCGGACCTCAGCAACGCGGACCTCTGCAACGCGGTCCTCCGCAACGCGGACCTCAGCTACGCGGACCTCCGCAACGCGAAAGATTTACTGAAACCTATGGGAGTTGAACAGGGCAACTGTTACTGGAAACGCTTGAACGCGGGGCTCTGCAACAACGGCTACCAGTACCATGTCGGACACAACCGGCTGCGTGATGGCGAGATATTCGCTGCCGACGAACGGGTCTTGTGTTCATATCCAGGCTTTCATTTCGGCTCGCGGTCGTGGTGTGCGGTCAACTTTCCAGAGAGGCCGCTTGAGGCGCGGGTGCGGATACCTGACGGGGCGCAGATAAACGAGCCCTGGGCGACTGACGGTAAGGCGAGCGCGGACATGATTGAGATATTACAGGTTTTCGAGGTTGCGACTGGCAAGGACATGACAGACACATATAGGAGCACGGACCATGAGAAAACAGAGCCAAATGCCTGACTGGGTGTATGTACCTGGCGAGGGTGACGAGCCTATTGTTGAGTGGTGTTGCCGGCATGTGTCACGAGGTGACGCCGGCAAGGACCACCCGCGGCAGTGCCGGCGCTCAGCACAACGAGGTTTCAAGGTCAAGGTGTGTGGTCAAACGCTGTACGTATGTTGGCAACACTACGACGCCATTGAGAGGTACACCACGCCACCTCTGAGGTACCAGTCATGAGAGCTCAAGTGGCGCTCAAGAGGTGCCGGCCTCTCATACGTATGCCGTACACCATGCTCGTGTACTACCGTGGCATGGTGCCTGAAAACGTCAACACGAGGCTTGCTGAGCTCGAGTGCCAGGGTTGGTTTGTGGCCTCGTTTTGGGCCATGTTCGAGCGTTGGGTGGCTCAGGGTCACAACCCGTACCTGTCGGCTCTCGTGTACCATGACCAGGTCACATTTCTGCCACACCCCGCGTATGCTCGAGCTCGTGACAACACTGACCTGGCATACCTGGCGGTGGCTGAGGCCACTGGGGCAATACACCCATTTGCACCCTCATTTGTGGCCTCTTTTTGGCTCGAGCCAACTGACTATGTACCATACAGGCGGCCTCGACGCCGGCGCCGGTACCGTTTCACCAGGTTGTGGTCAAGGCAAGAGGGTTTGGCACATGCCGGCTGACGACACACATGAGGTACCCACGCCACCCTGGTTGTGGGCACCTCTCAATGCTGACGAGGGTGACAAGGGGTACTGTGACTTTGAGGTCACACCACCGGGCCGGCGTGAGTTGCCACGGCAGTGTGGCCACTTGGGCACTCATGAGCTCTGTGGGCACTGGTTTTGTGGCCACCACCACAGGCGCATTTGGGACCGGCACAACGAGTGGGTCACGGCGCACATTGAGGCTGAGCGTGAGGCTTTCAACGACTGGGACGCTTTCACGCCGGTATCTCTTGACGAGCAATACCACCCTGACCCTCAGTACGAGCTCAAGGGGTTGCTCTTTGACGACTATGAGGACGACTTGACTGACCAGGACGACTTACCTGAGGGTATTGACCTGGTGAGGTGGTGGCCATGAGTGACGTGTACGGTGAGGTGGTCAACGAGAGAGAGCGCCAAGAGGCCAAGTGGGGTCAACAGGACCACCACCCCGCCTGCTGGCTTGTCATACTGACTGAGGAAACCGGCGAGGCTTGCAAGGCCGTGCTCGAGCGTGACCTGTTGCAGTACCGTGCTGAGCTCGTGCAAGTGGCCGCTGTGGCTGTGGCCGGTATTGAGGCTCTTGACCGCGCTCTCAAGGGTCAGGCCGTCATGGCTGACGTTGAGGCCGGCAGACAACGCAAGGGGGTTGCACATGGGACAACCGGCAAGGTTTGACATTATGTCACGAGAGAGCTCACCTGAGAGGCTTGTCATACGTGACTTGGGACCGTGGACCGTACACTTTACGGTGACCAACGACGCTGAGGGTGTGGTTGAGCGCCTGGTTGCCGCCGGTGAGTTGCCGCCAGGCCGGCGCCTATTCTGTTATGACTCAGACGGCGCTCTTGACGAGCTCGAGGTGGTCAACGGCCAGTTTGCGGGTTTCAGGCCAGGACCGTACCGCAAGGCTCACCAAGGACCGCTCGAGCCTGACCAACTCGAGGTCAACAACGCTCTTGACCCGTACGAGTTTACTGAGAGCCCACAAGGGCACCGCGCACGAGAGCGTTGGGCACGCCGGTATGACGAGCTCAACGGTGCGCCTGAGGGTGACTGGGACCGTTGACGACAGAGGGGGGTGAGAAATTGTCGCACCGCACGTGGCACAAGGTTTTTGCTGACCAGGTACTCAGAGGGGCACTGAGAGGCCGTGAGCCTGAGGGACGTGACCCCACACCCAAAGAGCGTATGTTTATGGCCTTGACGCCACTGAAATGTGCGGCCATGAGAGGCATTTGGGGTGACATATTGTGCCTCGTGACTGACGGTGCGTACAGTGACGACGGGCTCATACAACCGGCACGAGGTGTTGGGTACACTGATTTACAACTGCGAACAACCCTCAATTTGACACCATATTTGTGGGCTGAGGCCAAGGCTCTTTTTGCCAAGGCCGGCATGATACAGGTCAGAGCTAACAACGTCATAAGTGTGCCAAACTACAGAAAATACAACAGTGAGTACCGCCGGCAAAAGAGGTACCGTGAGGCTCAAAAGTTACAACCTGACGTTACAACCGGCGGGTGTAACTCTGATTCGTCACCTGACGTTACAACCCAAGGTGACAACCAAGAGTTACTCACAGAGGGAGAGAGAGAGGGAGAGAGAGAGAGAGACTACGTAAAAAAAAGCGCACCGCCGGCTCAGGGTGCCTCTGACCAACCCTCACCTCAGTTGGGGTCATGTGACTCAGAGGAAACCACAGAGGCCGCGGTGCGCAGTCTCTCAACACTTTCAAAAACTGACCGTGACGAGCTCACAACACTAGCAAGGCCGTTTGAGCCTTGCGCACCCAGTTTCAGGGTGTACTCGTGGCTCACCAACATACTCAAACTCAGCCAAGAGCGCAAGGTACCTCTCGACGTGGCCGTTGAGGCTCTCAAACGTACCCTGACCTCTGTGACACCCAAACTCACCAAGGTGCCTGACACCCGCAACCTGTATGCTGTTTGCACGAGAGAGTTTAGACACCAGGCCAACCTCGTACAGCATGAACACAACAAGCGTGACGAGCATGAGTTTACACGCTCAGGCAAGGGCCGGCTCTTGCTCGAGGCATTTAGTCTTGAGGCCAAACCCATGCCTGAGTGAACACTGCAAACCGTTGTCAAAAAACAGCCGGCTCACTGGTGCGTCAACTCTCACGAGTATTGACGACAGCGCAACCCCGCGCAACCCCGCACCTGGTGAGGCCGGCTGTTTCTCGTTGGAAAAAAACCTGTTGACACTGGCACGACGTTTGTGTCATTTGGTGAGTTGGTTGCACGCGCCTGTGTATTTCAGGGGTGGTGTCAGCCAGTGCCTCGTCAAACCCAACGAAAAGCGCCACACACATTGCCTGAGGACGTCAACGAGTTTGAGGGCAAACACCTCGAGTTTATTGCGTTACGTGGTGCCGGTCACTTGTCTCAGGCGGCCATTGCACGCCGGTTGAGAGTCTGTGAGGACACTGTCAGACGTTGGGACCGTCACCCGCCATTTGCCAAACACATACGTGACCAGTGGGCCACCCACGCCAAACACAACGTGACCTTGGCCGGTGAGTTGCTCAACCGTGCTCTCATCAAGCTCGAGAGGTGGCTGAGGCTCGAGCTCGAGGTCAAGGCACGCAAACGTGGGCATGAAAACGTGCTGACCGTGGGTGAGCTCATGCGTGTGGTCACCTTGCTCAAGGACATTGCGCCGGTACCTGGTCAAGCCGGCAAGGGGGTGCCTGGTGACAACGGCCACCTCAGCGAGCTCACAGTGGCAGAGCTACAGGTTGAGCTTGCAAGAGAGCGTGACGCGGCTGAGAGACTCACGGCGCTGTTTGATAAAGGCGGCAGTCAAGGACGTGTCGTCAGTGAGGTCGAGAGTCATTGGCCGTTGCGTGGTGCAAAGTCTTTTAGGCCGTCAGACTCATGACCTACACCTGGCCATGTTCACGTTTCAAGAAATGCGCCGTGGCCTGTGGTCACTGTTGCTGACGGCACCAGGACACACCAAGACAACCACGTGCATACTCAACGGTATTGTGTATGACGTGCTCATTGACCCCAACACTCGAGAGGGGCTCATTTCTCGTGTTGACGGTGTGTCAGAGCGCATTGGCCAGGCGGCACGTGACAGCCTCGAAACTGAAGAAATTGACTGGGTGTTTGGGCCACAACGTGGCTCTGAGGACTGGGGCAAAGAGAGTTGGACCGTACGAGGCCGCACACGCATTTTCAAAGAGCCCACATTTGCGGCACTGAGTCTCAAGGGTCAGGTGCTCAGTGGGCACTATAAGCGTTTGTACCTCGACGACATATACCAACCTGAGGACCAACGCACGCACAGTCAGCGTGAAACAGTCAAGGGCCATTTCTACCAAAAGGCCAGTACCAGGTTGGCAGACGACGAGCCTGACCCAACCCTGTTTTGGGTTGGTGTGAGGGTCAATCCGTACGACTTGGCCGGTGAGGTTGAGGCCAATGACCCTCACTTTAGAGGTAACGTCATGGTGTTGCCGGCACTACCTGACAAGGGGTCATGGGCACGCAAGGTGTTTGGGCCAGTGCTATGGCACGAGGTACGCACCGCACTTGACCTCATACAACAGCGTCAGGCAATGGGGCCGGCGCCATTCAACGCACAGTACCAGTGTGACCCCAAAGAAATGACTGGCCGGCTCATACAGCGCCGGTGGCTCAGGCCATACGAGCTCAGAGCCATTGACCTGAGTGACCTCACCGTGTTTGTGGGAGTGGACCTGGCCGCGGCACTCGACGACACCATTGAGTACGAGGGTGACGCTGAGGGTGAGGTGCCCAACGACGCTGAGAGCTCTAAGTTTGCAACTGCCACCATTGGCATTGCCCACTTTCACAGGCCGGCCACTGAGTGGCGCACGTTTCTGTTGGACTGTTACACGGCCAGGCTCACGCTCGACGAGCAAGTTGACGCCATACGCCGTGCCAATGACCGTTTCCTCAACCGCCGGCGCACGTTTGTTGAGTCAAATGGGTACCAACTCGTCATGGCACAGCACGCACGCTCGAGGGGTGTCACGAGGGTCATGCCAATACACACCACTCAAGGCAAGCCTCGAGGCAAGGGTAAAACCGCCACCATTGCCGGCGCACCATACCAGGACTTGGCCGCCAGGTGTCAGCGTGGTGAGTTTTTTGTTCGGCCTGAGCTCGAGGTGGCCATACAACAGTTGTGTGACTTCCCTGACGAGCCCAACGACATTGTTGACGCCATTGTCATTGCACTGAGAGGTGCGCTGAGAGAGCCAAGGCCAGTGACGGTGCCGGCATGAGGCCGCTGAGAGAGGTGAGAGGCATTGACCATACCATTGTTTGAGTCAAGAGCGGGTGAGGTGGTCAAACAGAGCGTGCGTGGCATACTCACTGGTGACGAGGTGAGGTTTGCAGAGCAATGCCAACGCAACTGGGACTTTTACCGCGGTGAGACTGACCTGTATTTTCAGCGCAACGAGCGTGAGACAAAAACAGAGTTTGACACCAAACACAAACACACCCTCAACGTCACCGCACCAATAGTTGACGCATACGTTGACAACATATACGGCCTTGGCGTTGACCGCAAGTTTTCAGGCGCCGGCTTTGAGGCTCAACAGAAATTACTCGAGAGCCTGGTCAAATGGGCCGGTGGCAAGCTCTTTTGGACTGAGAAAGTGCAACTCATAACAGAGGTCAGCGGCACGTGTGCGGTGGTGCCGCGTTTCAACCCAAAGACACGCCGGCTCAGGTTTCAACCATATAGTGCTGAGTACGTGACACCTTGGCCGGCAGAGGGTGACCATGAAACCCTCATTGGTTTTGACGTGGCGTTTCCTCAGGCACGCATGGTTGACGGCAGACTGCAAGAGAGAGTGTACCTCGAGCGTTGGACCGACAAGGGCACGTATGAGGTGTTTTGGGGCCGTGACCGTATTGACGCCGGCCTCAACCCGTACTGGCCCACGTTGCCCATTGTGCCGTTTCGCGCACGATTTGACCCCGCCAGTTGGTACGGTATGACGCCAATTTCAGACGTGAGCAAGGGCAACCGCACGCTCAACGAGTACCTCACCAAGTTTGCCCAGTTGGTCAACAAACAAGGGTTTGCTCAACTGGTCATAACAGGTGGTGTGGCCGGTGAGCTCGAGGTTGGACCTGGCCGCGCACTGCAAATACCAGGTGAGGGGGTTGACGCCAAATACTTGAGGCCAGGCGCACCGTTGGGTGAGCTCTTGCAGTTTTTTGACTGGTGGCTGACGTGGGTGAGCAACCAGGCCAGGGTGCCGGTCAAACTCGTCAATGTGAGCGCCGGTGAAACTGAGAGTGGGTATGCCTTGAGCCTCAGGTGGCGGCCATTTCTCACGGCACTGACACGCAAGCGTGAGTTGTACCGGCAGAGTGAGCTTGACCTGTGGCGCCTGGCGTTTGAAATGCTCACGGTACACAACAACGCCAAGGGTGGTATTGACCACACCACGGTGCCTGACGTCAACGCCATTGACGAGCTCGTTGTTGACTTTGACACACAGGTCATACCAACTGACCCTCGAGAAAAACGCTCAGAGCAAGAGTGGCTGTTGGCTCAAGGTGCCATTTCACAAATTGACATATACCTCGAGTACAACCCTGACGTGCCACGTGACAAGGCACGTGCCAACCTCGAGGACAACCTGAAAGTGCGTGACGAGTTGTCTGCAATGGGCGCCAAGGCACAGGCTGACGTGCTCAACAGGCCAACGGGTGGCCCACTACCTAGTGACGAGGCTGAGTGACATGTTGCCGGCGGGTGTGACAGGCAAGGACTTGACAGAGGCCAGGCAAGTCTTTTTTGGTGAGCTCGACGACATTGAGAGTGGCGTGCTCGACGGCATTGGTGCCTCTGAAAAGGTACTTGTGGCCAAAATACAGCGTGCGTTTGACCGTTTCCTTGACAAGCTCGAGTTGAGCAAGGCCGGCACCATACTCGACACGGCACAAAACCGTGAGCTCTTGGCCTCGTTGCGCCGGCTCTGTGAGAGTGAGTTGAGGTTGCACCTCTTGGCTAAGGGGTCAACGCTGACTCAAAAAGCCTTGAGTGAGGCATACATGGCGGCCAAAACACGAGCCTCAGTTGGGCTCGACGGCGTCATACTCGACATACGAGCCACTGACGCCAGGTACCTCACGGCGTACAACCGGCTCAGCCACCAGTACCTCAGTGCCTTGACCAGTCAGACGGCCAACCACATACGCTCAGTGTTGACGCAAGGGCACATGGTTGGACTGACACCACGCAAGGTTGCCAACCTCATTGTCGAGGGTGGTCACCTCAAGGCCGGCAAGGTACACACAGTCATGACACGTGCTGAGTTATGGGCACGCACAGAGCCCATGAGGGTGGCTCAAGAGCAAATGTTGAGAGAACACGAGGCCGCCACTGGTGAGGACAACCCACATGGCCAATGGGTGGCTTTCAAGGACGCACGCACAGGTGGTGACTCGTTGCGCCGGCACGGCGTGGTATTGACGAGAGCTCAGTGGCTCACCCGCCGGTTTGCCGGTGACAAGTTTGTGGGGTTGCCACCCATACGGCCAAACGACAGGTGTGACGTCGAGTGGCTTGACCCTCGTGACTACACAGAAAACCAGTGGGCACGGCTGTTGGCCTCGACGCCGGCCAGGCCGGCTCTGTGGTACAACATGCTCTGAGAGGGGTGAGAGCATATGGCACGGCGCAAGTTTTCAAAGACTGAAAGCGCACGTATTGGCCGCAAGGTCAGTGGGTGCCGCAAGAGGTGGTCACAGAAACAAAAAGTGGCAGTGGCCATACACACAGTGGCGCCGGCCAAGGCACGCACGAGCAAACGACGCAAGAGGTGACGAGAGACACAGGCACGAGAGGGGGTGAAACCATGCCAAAGTACCAAGGTACGCCAACCCCGCCAACGGGACGGGACACGGCACAAAACCTGGCCATACTCAAAAACAAGGCCACAACCACGCCAGTGACCGGCGCCGGCAAGACTCAGTACGACGCTGAGACTACGGCCAAGCCACCGGCCAAAGAGGGTACGTAAGACATGGCGTTTACAGGGTACGCACTCGAGGCTGACGTACAGCGCATTGACCGGCAGACGCTTGAGCGGTTTGACGGTGACACTGGGGTGTTGTCCAACCAAATACTGGCAGACGCCAAGAGGGTCAACGAGTTGCTTGACCCCAAACTGCCGGTACCTGTGCCACGCAACCCTGACGGCACGTATGACGCGGCACTCGTCGAGGCCAACGCATACCTCACGGTTGCCGCCGGCAACTACCGCGTCAACCGCAACGAGGCCGGTGACAGAGCTCGTGACTGGGCTCTCGAGGTCATACGTGACATAAACACCGGCGTGAGAGCGTTGCAGTACATGGTCACGCTCGACGAGTTGGGCATTGGTGCGGCTGTGCCTGGTGAGAGCAACACCGGCTCAGGCCGTTTCGAGCTCGACACGTTGACAGGCCGTTTCACAGGTCAATACCGCGTTGACTACGTTGTCGAGGTCACCAAGGCCGGCGCCAGTGGCACGGCTGAGTACAAGGTGACCAAGGACGCCACAGAGTTGAGCACCGGCAACGTCACAACTGACACGTGGGCCACCATTGAGCTTGGGGTCAAGTGCCGGTTTGTTGGCGGCCTTGCCGGCTCGTTTGCCGTGGGTGACACCTGGTCATTTGTCTGTTTGCCACGCCGGCAAGGAACAACGGCGGGTGAGCTCACGAGTGTGCCTGTGCGCTCAACCTGGTGAGCTCGAGCGGGTGACTCTTTTTTGAGGGGGGTGCGCCACCGCACAGTGCGCACGGTAGCATGGCGGCCACAGCGTATGTGGCGGTAGTTTGCAAACTGGCCGGCGTAAAGGGCCAACGAGGTATATGACATGTTTGGACTGAAACGAGAGCAAGGCGGCACAGGCGGTGCCAGTCAGGCTCAGAGCAAGAGTGAGGGTGACAAGGTTGAGTTGACCAAGGCTGACCACGAGCACCTCTTGGCCGCACAGCGTGACATGGTCAAGTACAAGCGTGAGTGGAAAAAGGCCACTGACCAACTCAACGAGTTGACTGGTGACGGCGGTGAGCTCAGCCGGCTCAAGGCTGACCTCGAGAAACTCAAGGGCAAGGGCAAGCCCAAGGACGGTGACGGCGCTGTTGACGTCGAGGCCGTCAAGGGTGAGCTCAAACGTGAGCACGAGGGTGAGGTGGCAAGGCTCAAGCGTGAGCACACCAAGCTCGTCGAGGCTCTCAAAAGAGAGCACGCCATTGACCTGGCGCTCACGGTGGCGTTGCATGACGCTGACATACCTGGTGAGTTTGCAGTCAACGTGAAAACCGCCAACCCTGACCTCGAGCCTGAGGGTGTCGCACATGCTGTCAAGGTATTTGCAGACAAACACGAGGGTTTGAGAGCGAAAAAAGAGCCTGACCAACCCCGTACACCGGCGGGTGGCCAACCTGGCCTGAGGCCGCCGGCGCCTGGTGGTGAAACGCCGGCGCAAGGTGCTGAGGGTGAGCAGCAACGCGGTGTGGGCAAGCCACTCAGTGTGCGTGACGCCACGCAAAAGGTGTTTGGTGACATGGCCAAGAGTGGCAAACCGTGGCTTGGCTCGTGAGCTCTCGTGTATGAGGGGGGTTTCACATGGCGGCAAAATATGACGGTGGCTCAGGGTCAGTTGCAGACGTCCTTGAGACACATTACGACGCCGTGTTTGCTGACGCCATAGTGCGCACCTCTGACATACTCAGGTACATACCCATTGAGAGTGGCAGAGGCATACTGGGGTGGAAAGTGCGCTACCAAGGCAACACCTCAGTGGGCTCACAGGCTGAGGACACGACGGCACCAACCGCGGGTCACCAGAGTTTCAAGTCAGCCACATTGGCATGGGCACGCAACCAGGGTGTCATGCAAGTGTACGGGTTGGCTGAGGCAATGGCAGAAAACGAGGGGGCACTCATTGACCTCGTCACTGACGAGGCTGAGGGTGTCATAAACGACTTGTCTGACGCCATATGCACTCAGATTTGGACCGGCACCGGCGCCAATGACATTGTTGGGCTCATACAGGGTGTTGACGACGGCTCGACATATGCCACGTACGCCGGCATAAACCGGCTCACGTACACCTGGCACCAGTCATACCGTGACCACAACAACGGTACACCGCGGCCTGTTGACATACCCATGTTTTACCGCATGTACCGCATTATGAGGAAACGTGGCGCTCGTATTTCGTTGGTCATTGGTGACCCTGACCAAACCACGGCGTACGAGCAACTGTTGACTCAGACGGTGCGGTACAACCCGCAAGGTGGCGGTGGCGCGGGTGAGGCCGTTGGCGTTGGCGGTGACGAGGTGCGTTTCAAGAAAATACCTGTTGTTGATGACCCCGCGGCGCCTGACAACAAGCTCTATTGGCTTGACACTCGTTGGGTCAAGTACCGTGAGCTCAGGCGTTTCAAGGTCAAAGAGCTTGGTGCCACTGACGACAGTGACCGTTTCCAGGTCAACAACTACTCTCAGCTACAGGTCAAGGACTGCAAGAAACAAGGTGTGGTTGAGGACTTGGCGCCGGCGGCATAGTGCCGGCGTGAGCTCGAGAATATGAGTTGACGTGGTGAGGGTGTGACCAAGGCAACCAAACAAGGGGGTGCTGAGTTGAAACGCGCACTTGCAGTTTTAGTGGTTGGCCTGGCGCTGTTGGTGTCAGCGGCTTTTTCACCGCGGGACGGCAACAGTGCGGCCTACAGCATAACACAGTTGGGGGTGTACGCCGGCAGTGACAGCGCCAATGCGCTGACGTACAACCCTGACTATGCCGGCATTGAGAGCTTGTCAGTGTTTACGGGTGACCCACGAGCCACCACATACGCAATATATGTGGGCAACTGGCAAACGTGGGGCACCGCTGACACGCTGTTTCACCTCTATGTGGCGCCGGCAACTGGGTACTCGTGGCCCACAACCAACATGGACTCGTTGAAAGTGACGGTACAGTGGCTCATGGGCACGGCGTCAACGGACACGCCGGTGTGGTCCCAAGTCATATACTACAACCCGAAACGTACGAGGCCGTTGGTACCCATTATTTCGTCAGGTATGCCGGCTTGTAGGGTTGACCTAACATGGGTTGACGGCAACAACCCTGGCGGCATACCACTGCGCACGTACATTTTCAGGCTTCAGTGAGAGCCTGAGCACCGGCCAGGGGGGGCACGTCACCTGGTGGCGGGTGTGTTGTGTGTGAGCGTAACTGACCCTGGCACGCTCGACAGCACGCACGGCACCCGCCACGTCTGCAAGAGGGGGTATGAGAGACATGGGCAAACCAGGCGCAGACTTACACAAAATACTGGCCTTGCCTGAGCCACACCGCACATGGGCACTCGACGAGTTGGGTGACTCAGCACACGTCATGGTTGACGTCGAGCCAACTGAGGCCGGCCTGAAACTCACCGCCGGTGACGACAAGGCCGTACGTTTCAAGTGCTCAGGCCACGAGTATGTTATTGGCAAACAAGGTGCCACCATTTCACTGGCCGCGGCCAGGTTTGCACTCGAGTGGACCGCACCAGGTGGCCGCACGGTGAGCATACTCAAGGTCAAGGGGTTGGTGAGCGTACCGCCGGCACCTGGTGTCATGGTGCCGCCTGAGGTTGACGAGGACGTGAAAAGTGACCTCGACGGTGGCAAGTCATATGACGCCAAGGACGTCAAGGCGTTGTGGGACGGCGGCAAGCAATACAACCTCATACAGAAACTCGAGGACGCTGACACGCCAGGGTGGCACTACGTTGACGCCGGCGGCCAGGTGTTTTTGGGTGTCAACGTGCCTGAGGCACAGGCCGCGTTGGCAGAGCGCCAGGACGTGTTACAGGCTCTCGACCGGCAAGTTGGTGAGTGAGCATGGCAGAGCCACTCTCGAGGGACAAATACGTAAACGAGTGTGACCGTATGGGTGACGCTCACGAGCTCGTACAGCGTGGCCTCAAGTTTGGCGGCCTCGAGAACACTGGGGCCGGCATATACTACCACGGCGTGTTGGTTGCACGCTCTGAGGCTGAGCTTGAGCAAATGGTACGTGACGGTGAGCCCATTGGTTTATCACTCAACACTGAGTACGGTGATGAGCCTGAGGACTGAGTGAGGTGAGGTATGGCTTGGGTTGACCTTGAAATGCACCGTGCAAGGCGCCGTTTCAAAAAACTGTTGGCCAATGTCGAAAAGAGCAACCGGCGTGCCTTGTACGTGCGCATTGGCCGGTTTCTCACCCGCGTTTTCAGGTCCAACATACTCAACGAGGTGACGTATGACGGCAAGTCATTTGCCGGCACGCTCTCACCTCGTACCCAAGAGGCCATACGTCAGCGTAAAACCTCACGCAAGAGAGGCCGCGCACGCAAGGGCAAGAAACTCAAAACGGTTGTGGGTGGTGCCCACATACGCCGTGGTGGTGGCCATGTGCTCGTTGACAAGGGGCATATGCTCAAACACGTGGGTACTGCCGCGGTGAGCTCACTCAAGCTCGAGGTTGGCATGAGGTCAGAGCGTGAGGCCAAAAAGGCACTGGGGCACCATGAAAACAAACCGTACAAGGGACCAAAGCGCCGGTTTATTGGCTTGTCAGCCAAGGTGTACCGGCACCTCGAGCGCATGGTGTTGCGTGCCATGCCGGCTCAGTGAGAGAGGGGTTGAGCATGTTTGAGACACGGCCACGTCAGGCGCTCAGGTTGGCCTTGGCTGAGCTCATACGAGGGTACATGGTGCCCAGTGACACGCTGAGCCTGGTTGAGAGGCTCGAGCTCTCACAAGTCAGTGAGGGTTTGCCGGCTGACGTGGTGCCGCCACAGGTGGCAGTCAGTTACGTTGGCCGCGTGGGTGGTGCTGAAAGTGCGGTTGAGCCAACAACGCTCGTGCAAATGCGTGTGCTGTACTACAGGTCACCGTATGAGGCCGGCATTGAGGAAACCGCTTGTCTCGAGGCTCTTGACGCTCTTGACCAGTGCATACACTCTGACCCAACCCTTGGCGGCCTCGTCATTGACCTCGACACGTACGACGAGGACGTTGGCGTACTCGAGGTTGAGGGTCAGGGTGACCTCAACGGCGCTCAGGTCACGTTGTTATACACAGCGCCGGCAGTGCTCTTTGGCCGGCAATAACACTTGCAGAGGGGGTGAGAAAATGCCTGAGGACAAAACACCGTCAGCGCCGGCGCCTGAGACACCGGCACCCAAGCCGGCAGAGCTCAAAGAGGGTGAGTATGTCGAGCTCGTCAGAGGTGCCAATGTACGTTGTGGCTCTGAGCGTTGGCCTCACGGTGCTCTCGTGAAACTGACCGCGGCCAGGCTCGAGGTGGCGGCCAAGTTGCCGCCTGGCACCGTACGGGTGGTCAAGGCCGACAGAGTCAAAGAGGTCAAGGCCGCCGGCCAGTATGTGGTCATTGAGTGAGCAAGTGGTGGCTGTGAGGCCAGGCGCAAGGTCAACACAGCACAGAGGGGGTGCAAACTATGGCTGACAACCCTTGGATTACACCAATGTTGGTAGGCAAGGGTATGTTTTTTGACGTCACCAACGACTTTCAATACCCTGAGTTTGTTGAGTTTCAACTGACTTTTGGTATTGAAAACGTGGTGTTGCCACGCGGTGACATTGTCTCGAGCTTGCTCATACCCATGAGTCAACCCATAACAGGCCGGCTTGGTTTCCGTGCCTTGCACGGCACCATGTTGGCCTCGTTGACTGGTGGCACGTCTGCCGCCGGCACGGTCAAGTGGGTTGAGCGTGAGGCAATAACAGTGCCGTCAGGCGCACCGTACACCGTTACCCTTGCCAACACGCCGGCACGCACTGACGCCATGCAAGTCATTTCTCAGGACGGGCGCCTATTCCGTCAGGTGGTGGCTGTGGGCACCAACACTGGTGAGTACCAAATAAGTGGTACCACCATGACGTTTGTTGCGGGTGACGCCGGCAAGGCACTCGACGTGTCGTACTACAAAACCGTGGCAAGCGTGGGTGAAACCATAACTGTGGCGCCTGACGACTTGCCTGGTGCGTTTCAGTTGTACGGGTCACTCAGAGCGTATGACCCGTATGGCCGTGCGTACTACACAGACGGCGTTGGGGTGAGCCTCAACAACTGCCGGCGCAATGGTGACTTTGGCGTTGGCGCCACCAACCCTGAGGTTGCACCAGTTGGTTTCGACTTCCTGGTTGAAAACCTCGTGACAGGTGACGTGGTTGTTTACACGCCGTCAACGTAAGTGAGGGTACCTGACCACCGCAACCTCACCACGGCCTCTTTGTGCCTGGCCGTGTGTGTTGTGTCGAGGTGAGTTGGCAACTGACAGCCTGGCGGCTGTGTGAGGCCGCCGGCCAGGCTCAAACCACACTGTGAGGGTCACATGAAAAAGACACCAGGCGCACCAACACGTGGCCATGCCAGGGTCACGAGAGGGACGCCGGCGGTGACGCCGGCACAAATGACCGGCTTGGCCGGCAAGGGCAAGGTTGCACCCTTGAGTGAGGCACCTGAGCATGTGCGCAACGCCATTTTGGGCGCGCAACAGGCATGGCGTGACCATGACGTGGCAGTCATTGAGCGCCAGGTGCCGTTTGTCGAGCTCACCGCTGACACCATAAAGGTTGGGCGCATTGAGTTGCCCATACCCACGTTGGCCGCGGTGCATGTCATACGCCGTGTGTGGCTCGACGACAATGACCAAATACGCATACCTGAGGGTGCTGAGGAAACAGAGCTTGGGGCCATATGGTGGTGCCTGGCGCACCAACGTGACGACAAGGGCAAGGTCATTGGCAAGTTTCTCACTGACCCAACGTGGCGGCCTGAGCCAACAGAGTTGCTCGAGTACCTCTGCCAGTTGGGTGTGGGTGCTGACTTGAGAGACTTTGCACAGGCTCTCACGGCGTCACTCATGTTGCTCAGTGAGGACGGCCAAAAAAAAGTGACAGAGGCGGCAGTCAAGGGCCGGCTAAGGTTGCCGCTGTCCCACTTGGTGTCACCGAATGCGTTGTCTTTTGTTGCCTAATGACAGGGTTGCCGCCTGAGTATTTTCACACAGAGCTCAACGTCAGGCAACTCAATGCGTTTGTCAGAGCTCTCAACAACCTCATGCCGGTCATGCCAAGGCGCATGTTTTGAGGGGGCACTCAGGTGTTGCGTTGGCTGAAATGGTCACTGGTGACGTTGTACTTGGCTGTCATTGCGTTTCTCATGTCTCTCGTGGCATGGCTGTTGACTGACATGTACTGCCGGCTCGTGACACTCGAGGCCGTCATTGAGTCACATACAGACTGGTTGAGGTGACGCCGTGACCGCACAAAAGGACGTCAACATAACAATAACTCTTGACGCCAGTGGTGCCATTGCCGGCGTCAAACAGTTTACGGGTGAGGTGGTCAAGGGGGTTGGCAAGGCCACAAAAGAGGTGAGTGGCCTTGAAAACGCCATTGGTGCGGTTGGTGGCGCTCTCATATTCCAGAAACTCAAGGGCGCAATAAAGGGTGCCGCTGACCAGGCCGCGTTTGCCACTCAAAACCTCAGCGTGTTGCGTGACGTCGTCAACGCTCTTGGCAAGGACGGTGAGGCCGCTGTCAAGGCGGCTCGTGACTTGTCTGACGCAATGCTCAGTGAATATGACGCGGCTGAGGGGTTGCGCAACCTCATGGCCAGCGGGCTCGAGCTACCCAAGGCCATTGAGCTCATGGAAACCCTCAAAAACAGCGCCGCGGCCAACAGACGTGCCAGTATGAGCCTGGCACAACAAATCATTTCAACCACTGAGGGTATAAGAAACAACCAGGCGGCTCTCACTGACAATTCAGGTATCACCAAAAACGCAAGTACCATACAACTCGAGTACGCACGCTCTGTGGACAAAACCATAAACCAGTTGAGCCAACAAGAGCTTGCACTGGCCACGGCCAATGGTTTCATCAAAGAGGGCGCCGTGTTCATGGGCACGTACGAGAAACAGTTGGGCGGGTACTTGGGTATGCAAGGCCGTGCCACCAAGGCCACTCGTGACCTGGCCATTGCATTTGGTGAGCAACTACAACCCGCCATGACCACCATGTACTCACTCATTGCTCGAGGCACTGAGAGCTTGACCGGCCTGACGAGCACCGCGGGTGACCTCGTGCCTGTACTGGCCGCCGCGGCAATAGCATTTCCGGCTGTGGCCGCCGGCATAAAGGCTGTCACGTTTGCGTGGAATATACTCAAGGCGTCAGCGTTGCCGGCGCTCATTGCCAGTATTGTTGCCGGCCTTGTGGTGTGGCTGACAACCACTGAGAGTGGCCGGCGTGCGTGGGCCACATTTGTCAACGCCATACAAGCCGGCGTGGTGGCGGCCAAGGCATACGTCGTCAACCTCGTCAGAGGTTTCACCACTCAGTTTCCGGTCATACTCGAGCTCTTTGAGCTCGTCAAGCGTGGCGCCGGCCTCATGTGGGGTGCGCTCAAGTTTGCCGCTGAGAAAATATGGGACGGCATAAAGTGGTTGGGTGACAACGTCAAGGCCGTGTTTGGGCGCATTGCAGACTGGGTTGGCGGCATAGTCAAGAGGGTTGCCAAGCTCTTTGGTATTGACACCTCTGAGGGTGACGGCCTGGTCAATGACGTCAAGGACATATACGGCAACGCCGGCAAGGCCGCGGTGAGTGCGTTTGGTACTGAGTTTGACAAACGCATGGCTGAGTTTGAGGCCAACCAGGCCAACCGGAAACCCATAACAATACCAACCGCCGCGGCACCACCAACAACTGACGCCGGCGTGCCGGCACCCGACAAAAAGACTCTCGACGAGAAAAAGAGGTTGTATGCTGAGGCCGTCAAGGTGGCTGAGCAAGCCTTGTTTCAAGAAACAGAGCTCACCAAACGTGCCATTGACGAGCGCATTGACGCACTACGCAAGGCCGGTATTGACGAGGTCACCATACGTGACGCCGGCTTGCGCACCACCCTCAATTTTGAGCGTGGGCACTTTCAGTGGCTCGAGGAACAGTACGACAAAACGTACACGTTGGCACAGTTGCGCCAGTTGCTCTTGACAGAGGTGACCAAGGCACAGACTGAGAAACGCAAACAAATACATGAGGACGCGGCCAAAACCATTGCACAGACGTTTCAGAGTCAATGGGACCAAGAGCGCCAACGGGTGTATGACCAGGTCAAGGTGTGGGCTGACGCCGGCCTCGAGTATGTTGACGTGTGGACCTCAGCCGGCACCAAACGTGTCACCGTGGCTGAGTGGGTACACGCCAGGTTGGCAGAAATACGCAAGGCTCAACTCAAGCAAGAAAAAGAGGACGCTGAGAAACTCAAAGAGCTGTGGCAAGGGTTGGGCTCTGCCATTGACAACGGCTTGCAGAGCACGTTTGAGCACATTGCGTTTGCGTCTGACGGCCTCAAGGTCAAGCTCGAGGACACCGCCAAGAGCATATATGCCGCCTGGTTGCGTGAGCTTTTCAACCCCATGAGAGAGCAAATGGCCAAAATGTTGGCTGAAATGACCAGGCGCTCAGGGTTTCTTGGTGGCCTGTTGGCCGGCGTTGGGGGGTTTTTTGCCGGTGGCCCACTGGGTGCCTTGGTTGGGCTCGTGGGTGGCATGTCCAACATGGCCTACAACAATATGGCCGGCACACCACAGAGCGCACAGTTTGGGTTGGGTGCTCAGGCCGCCGGCGCCGGCGCTCTGCCAGGTCCACTCGTGTATGCCAACAACCGTTTTGACCTGAGGGGTGCCGCCATTTTCTCACCAGGTGACGCCAGGCATGGGTTTGAGCGCATTGCACGAGAGTACATACTGCCGGCGCTCGACGTTGAAAACGAGAGGTATGAGCCAGGCAAATGAGGACACTGACACAGGCTTTTCAGGACATACGCAACAAGAAACAAGGGTATGACCTCTTACGCCGGCTCTTGCTGTTGCCTCAGTACCAGGCGCCGGTGGCCAGTATTGTGACCGGCGGCAAGAGTGTGTACGTTGACGGTCAAATGGCACCCATGTTTCCAAGCCAGGTGGCCGGCGCCGTTGGCTACGGTGACATGGTGTACGTGTCGAGCAAGAGGTATGACGGCCTGTTGCCATTGGTCAACTGTGGTGTCATTTCAAACGGGCGCACAGCCGTCAATTTTGACGTGCCTGACGACACTTTCACTGACGACGACATTGGTGCATACCTGGCGCCGGCATGGGACGTCACACACCTCATTGCAGACGGCGGCTTGAGCGTGCCTGACCTCAAGCTCGAGGGTGAGTCACTCAACAAGTTTGACTCAGGCCAAATGTCAGTGGTGCTCAATGACCCTAACAAGTGGCTGTACGACTCTGACAGCGAAAGTGGCCCACTATACATGCGTGGTGTCATGGGCACCGCCACCTCAAACCCAGTGGCCGTGGGCTCGTATTGTGCCAAAATAACTGACACCAACGCCAGTTTCACAGTTGACGGCCTGTTTCCTGGTGAGCTTGTCATGCTCAGTGGCGCGGCTCGAGGCAAACGCTACCACGTATATGACAACGACGCTGACGACATATACGTTAGGGGCCGGCTCGACACTGACGGCGTGGTTGCCGGTGACCGTTTCATTGTCAACAGGTCACGTGTGGTGTACTTTCAGCTACACCTTGGCATTGAGGGTGCCACTGACCAGGTCATGGTCATGGGTGGCCTCATTGCACCCAAGGCCATACAGTACAACGCACGAGAGCACACCCTGAGCATGACTGGGTATGGCATGTTGCGTGACCTCGAGCGTACACCGGCATACCTTGTGTCACAACAAGGTGGCCTGTTGCCCAAAATGCGTGCGCTCAAGCCTCTCAGGTACGTCGAGCCACCCGCCGGCGCACCAGTATATGGGCCACGGCCTCTCAGGTACCGTTTCGAGTCTGCCAAACTCACCGGCATTGACCTCAAGAGCATTGAGAGCGAAACGCACGACGGCGTGTACCGTTTGCAGTTTCGCCGGCCAACCTCGTGGCGTTGGGCAATGGGCGCGTGGACAATACCAAGTGGCGCGGGTGACAGTTTTGAGGACACACTACCGGCACACGCTGACGTTGGTGGTGGTGACCTCACGGCTGAGTTTCAACCAGGCTCATACCCATTGGCTGACGACGAGGACATTGCCATTGTGACGACGAGGGGCACTCAGTACATTGTCAAGTGGCGTGAGCGTGTTTATGAGTACCCACGCGGTTGGCGGCCATACAAGTATGAGCGTGACACCTTGCGCACGCGCCGTGTTGTTGTTGAAATGGCCGGTGACCCTCTCAGGCCGTACGACGCCACGCACATTGGCCACCCAGTGGTCACGTTTGACAACGGACCTGACCTCGAGCTCAGGCCGGTGTTTGACGTGGTGTACTGGTACAAGGGCGGTTGGACTGACCGCACGGTTGAGGCTGAAACCCGCGGTGGCACGTCATTTTCTATTGCTGACGACACAACTGACTACCTGTACTTGGGCGCCAGGCGGCCATTTGGTGGTGCGTACTTTGTGCTCGACGACAGCACGGGTTGGACTGGTGCAGGCAACATGACCATGCAATACTGGGACGGCACCGCCTGGCAGACACTCACTTTCACTGACCTCACTGACGACTTTGACCAGGACGGCCTCATATACTGGGACATACCACTTGACTGGGCTCTCAAGGGTGAGCTCGACGGCTCGAGCTCTACACCACGGTACTACTATGTACGCATAGGCCGCACCATAAACAACGTCAACACCGCCAAGGCCAGGCAAATACTCAGGTACCAAGAGGCCACCGGCGCCAAGGCTGACAAACTGGGGTTTGTAACAGAGTTTGAGTACCTCACCATTGGTGACCTGAGTGACGACGTGGTCATTGTGGCTGATGCCAACGGTGACCCTGTGCCGGCCACATGGTACACCACCACGAGGCTGTATGACGTTGTCACCCGCGCACTCGACGCGGCCTTTTACGGCTCAACAAAACGAGAGTTGGCTGACTGTGTGCTCACCTCGAGCGCCAAGTTTGTTGCGCCTTGGGGGCGCATACCGTACATGACGAGCAACCTCAAGGTCACCGCCAGTTGTTTTGACAAGGTGCGTGGTGAGTTTGTGGTTGGCCTTGAAAACGAGTTGTGGCTGTTGCCTCGAGAGGGTGAGCCTCAACTAATATGGCGGTTGCCGCCACGGTACGAGGTGGCCGGCCTGGCATACTCAGAGGGTGACGACAGCGTTTCAGGCATGGCCATACGGCGCGAGAAACCCACTGAGTCACGTGACCCCGCTGAGTACCCTGAGGGTCAGTACAGTCTCATGTTTGAGCTCACCAGTGACAACACGGCAGTGCTGTACTGGGGGTATGTCACTTTTGCCTTACATGAAATTGTTGACACGCGGTACATATACCGCACCGGCTGTGTGGTTGGGGCCAACCTGGTTGTGGGCCAGTTGACGGGCTCAAGTGAGAGTGAAAACGTCATTGTGCCGTTTCCTCAACTCGTCATACATGCTGACACCTTGGCTCAGTATGTCCAATTTGACCATGACGTAAACAGCCTCTTTGACGAGGTGGCAACCGGCGGTGACGGGCGGTTGCCTGAGTGGCTCGTGCCAGGCTTTTACGTCGTGTCAGCGTACAACACCGCGGCCACCAGGCTTGGCCTGAGAGTCAACTGGGGCACCCGCAAGGCGTTTGGTGTGGACTACCTCAACGCCGGCATGTTTCTTGAAAGCCGGCCACTGACGTTGCCCAACTGCAATGCACTGTACTTTTTCAGTGCGTCGTCAGGTGGTGTGACTGCAAGTCTCAAGGCTGTGCTCGAGGACCGTGACAGCCACTTTCAGGCCATGACCACTGGGCCGTTTCAGCGGCCAGGCTCAAGCGTGTACTGGCAATGTCAGTTTCTTGCATACACGTATTGGATTGACAACGGCTCACTGCCAGGCAACCACAGGTCACCCACGTTTATTGACATGTGGGTTGGCCAAGGGCTTGACGGCCACAAGCCCAAGCAAATTGTGTTGTACGACAACAGCGCATACACTGACGAAACTGACGCTGACCCCAAAACCATACCCAAGGACGTGGGCGACTACATTGCAGTGGGTTTCAAAACCAAGTGGTGTACGCCGACATGGGGCATAACAACCGGCTTGAGCGGCTCACCCAACGTGGTGGCGCAATACTGGGACGGCGCAGACTGGGTCAACTGTACTGTACACCAGGACGACACCGCCGACATGAAAACCACTGGGTACAAAACGCACTGGTTTTCTGTGCCTTGGGACCGTGACTTGTTGAGCAACTGGGTGGCTGACCACCCGCCTGTTTTCCCTGGCAGTGACGACTTGTATTACATACGTTTCAGAATACAAACCGCCGGCGGTGCTGAGGGTGAGTACACTGACGTCAGAGCGGCACGGCTGACCGTATGGGAAAGTGGCGATAGTGGCGCATGGTGGCCTGTTGACATGTGTTACAACCCCAACCAAGAGAGACTGTACGTCACGTTTCTTGACCGTGGCTTGTTGCAGTATAGGCTTGGGGTCATAAACCTCGACTTGAGCTCTGAGTACCCAACCAGGTCAAATGACCCGCCAATATACACAACCCTGGCGAATTTCGACAACGAGCACGCCATACAAGGCATGGTGTACCACTCCGCTGACCACTACGTGTACGCATGTGAGACTGACGCCAGGCACAACGAGGTGCCGGCCAGGCTCGTGAAAATAAGCTCAAGTGGTGGCGTGCCAATAGTCAACGAGGTGGCCGGTGAAATAATGGCTGGTGAGTGCCATTTGCCGGTCAACCTCATGAGTGACGGCGCTAATGACCGGCTATATGGTTTCACGGCCGACGTCGAGTGGCTCTTTTGGCAGTATGCCACTGAGTTTGACGTGAGGCTCATGCAAGCCTCTTTTGGTGAGTCAGACACAGTGCGCACCGTGGTTGAGGCCGTGGCTGAAATAATGGCCATGCTCTGCCACATGAAACCAACTGGTGACCTCGTACTCAAGCCTCGAGCTCATGACGACGCGGCCACCTCAGTTTTGGCGGCCACGGTACAAGCCGTATATGGGCCAAGTCAGTGGCCGCACAGTGCTGACGCGGTGGCCGTCAACTGGCGTGATCACAGAGGCCGCACAGGCACAGAGGTGTACGGTGACACTGGTTTTGGCCGGCGGGTGCTGACCATTGACAACCCGTTTGTGCAAACACCGCACATGGCACGTGTGGTGGCTGAAAACCTGTGGTATTTCTTGGCCAACTACCGGCGCATGACCCTGGCCATGTTTGACCTGTGGCTTGAGGGTGAAATAACTGACGCCATAAGTGTTGACGTGCCGGCTGAGCTCACGCAAATTGACCTCAGCGGCCTCGAGTGGCTTGTCATTGGACTGCAACCCAACCCACTTGACGGCAGTGTGGGTGTCATGTTGCTCGAGCGCATACTGCCGGCCACGTGAGGTGAGAACATGGGCATTGGTCAGTCATACATACTTGGTGGTGTGAGCGCACCACAGTTTGTGCTCTTGGGTGAGCAACTGTGCCCAAACGGTGACTTTGAAAACGACGCCACTGGTTGGGCCGGTTGTGACGGCGGCACCATTGCTCGAGTGGCTGACCCATACAGCATATGGTCAGGGTACAGCCTCGAGGTTGAGGACAACAGCGCCGTGGCATATGAGGGTGCTGAGTGTGACGTTGAGCTCGTCAGGGGTGCCAGGTACTACGTGAGCGTATGGGTGCGCCGGCACGCACTCAACAACAGCCTGGCATGGGTTGACCTGTACGACATCAATGACAACGACATTGGCGCGGCCTGGTGGTCACAAGCCACATTTTCAGCGTTGGGTGACGAGCAATACAGCCTGTTGACGTTTCTCTCGAACACATGCAACAACGCCGGCACCGGCCACATGAGAGTGTGGCCGGCCTCTCATGCACTGGCCGGTACAGGCAAGGCGTATTTCTGCCACGCACGGCTGTGGCGGGTGCGAGAGGTGTTGACTCTGACCTCATACGTGGCCTCGAGTCAGGTTGGGGTGGCACAGCGCACGGCTCAGGTTGAGCAATACTTTGACCCCATTGCAACGTACTCTCACAACAACCTCAGCGGCAAGTTGACCCGTCAGGTGCGCCGGTGGCGGTATGGGGCCAACGTGCTGTGGCCTCTCGTGCGTGGCCTTGACAATGTGCTGTTGCGCCGGCTGAGCTCTGAGCGTGCGTTTGTCTTTTGGCCTCATTATGAGCCCGCAAACAAGGTTTTTTTCTCAGTGCTCGTCAGGTCAGCCGGTCCAACATTTGGGGGGTACCCACAGAGCGGTGGTGGTGACAGGTACGGTGGCCACGTGGTGCCGTTTGCCATGCGTGGGGTCGAGCCATTGGCAAGTATGCCGTTTGAGAGGGTGTGAGGTATGGGCAAGCTCTTTGGCTCAATAGGTGGCACCTCAAACCCCAAGCTCGTTTTCAACGTGTGGGGTGAGCTCGTCGAGGCTGACACGGTGGCCAGGCCGCAACAACTGTTGTGGGCATGGGACCGTGACAGTGAGCTCAAGAGCTTGGTGGATTACACAGAGCTCGAGGTCAACCTGAGGCACCGGCTCAACCTGACGTTTGTGTACCGTTGGCTCAGCCGTGACGACGAGCTCACATGGCAACTGGCGGCACAGGCTGACGAGGTGTTGGTGTGGCCACACAAGGACTGTGAGAGGTACTGGCCCATGAGGGTTGAGGGACCGTGGCGCCGGCAATGGTCAGCCGGCAGAGCCACCGGCCACCAAAATGAGGTGCGCCTGGTGGCGCTCAACCTCGAGAGGGTCACGTACGACTTGGGCAACCTGTTTGCATTTGGCGTGGCGGGTGGCGGTTTTGGGGCCAGTTGGCCGCCGGCCATGCCGTATGTTGGGGGTGGCACCAGTGGCCGGTACCCATGACGTGACACCTAATATGAGGCCAATGCCTGAGTACGGCTCACGCAACCCCGCGGTGCGTTGGCTGTTTCGCCGGCGGCTCGAGGTGGCCGGCCAGTTTGTGGCTGAGCTCGAGCCTGAGAGCCTCATTGACGTTGGGTGCGGCAAGGGTGAGTTTGTCAGTGCTGTGGCTCATATGCCGTGGCGACCACGCCGGCTCAAGGGGGTTGACCTACACGGTGAGGTGTACTTGCTCAATGGTCATGTGCCAGGTGTTGAGTTTGACACTCAGGACGTGCGCCGGCTCAACGAGCTCGAATTGGGGTGGCATATGGTGACGTGCCTTGACACTCTCGAGCATGTACCTGAGTTGCAACGTGCCGTGCTCGAGCTCAACCGTGTGCTCTGTGAGGGGGGCCATTTGCTGACCTGTCAACCAACTGAAACCTGGTGGTACAAGGTACTCAGGCTAATTGCCAAGGGTAAATGGTCAGCCGTGACGGCGCCGGCGTCAGGCCGGCACTACCATACGGCGGCAGAGGTACACCACAGAGTTACGAGGTGCGGTTTCAACCTGGTGAGCTCGAGGAAACTGCCAAGGCCGCCGGCTGACCTATTCCACATAAACCTGTACGTCAAAGAGGTGAGCTCACATGTCTTTTTGCATTGACATACCTGACAACGCCAACGTCGAGTACGTGAAAATAGCACGGCGCACATGTCAAGACTTTGTCGGGTGGCCACTCGTACAGCGGGTGACTGGCTTCTTGTACCAGGGTGCCGTGTACTTTGACAAGAGCCTCAAGGTGAGCGCCAATTTCACAGCCAAGGCGTGGTCACTGTACTACCACAACGAGCTCACAGGCCACAACTCGAGGTATGTGCCCATTGGTGAGGTGTGCCTGGTGGTGGTGTACGAGGACTCAGGTACTTACTACGTACGAGGTGTGGCTGAAATGACGACACCCATGTTGGCTGAGGGTGCATACGAGCACGACTGTGACTTGGCTGTTGAGGCCGGTGACTTTATTGGTTTGTGGGTGGCTGAGGGGTCCAATTTCACGGTGTACGCTGACAACTACGACGACAACCCGCCATGTGACTTGTATTATTTCAACGATGCTGACGTGAAACCGTACGCCACGCAAGCCTTGGGCACGAGCCCAAGTGACGTGTACGCCACGCGCATGTTGAGCATTGCCGTGCGCTCTGACGTCGAGGGTACACCCGCGTACGAGACAAACAACTACCGTTGCGTTGGCGCTGACCGTGGGCCGTTTCTGTTTGAGCTTGGTGTCAATGCGTGGGCTGATGGCAACGTGGTTGACGCGGCCAATGCTCTCAACGACAACAGCGGCAACTACGCATACGTGGCTGACGGTAACACTGGGTACATATATTGTCAACTGGCCAGTGGCGTCAACAACCGTATGCTCGAGCGCATAAGACTGCAAACGAAACAGTACGGCGCCGGCGTGGTCACCGTGTATTGCACGGGCACTGACGCTGTGGGTAGTTTGGCCGGCGCTGAGGGCATTGCAGAGGGTGACTGGCAAGAAATTGTGACCATACCAGGTGACTTTGACGACGACACGAGCGTGTTTGAGTGGTGCATACACGTGGGCATACCAACCATGAGGTGGTACCGTATCAAGATTGAGGCCAGTGGCGCCAACCAACGTGTGTACCAGTTTGCCTCGTTTCACATGGGGTCAATCACTGACGACACCATTGACCTGACACCTCATGACGGCCTCTTGCACCGTATATGGGTAACGTCTGACCTGGTGACCCTCAAGCTCACGGCGGCTGTTGGCTCAGGTGACTCAGAGGCTCAGGTTGACGAGGCCACAGTAACAGAGCTTGGGTACTTTGACCCTGGTGAGTATGTTTATTTGAGGCACGCCAACAACCAGTACAAACGGCTCGTGCTCGACAACCCCGCAACTGAGACTGGGCCACCCAAGAAACTCAAGTTTACAACCACGGTTGGTGAGGCTTTCAACCTTGGTGAGAGTGCTGACCAACAACTGGGGGTGTTTCAGGTTGAGGCATATGACGCCAACGACAACCTGGTGAGCACCTCACCGTGGCTCTGCAACTATGGCGCATTTGACGTCAGGCTTGGTGAGTACGCTGACGCATGAGGTGACAACATGAGAGTGCCGCACAACAACCGCCACACATACTGCCCACACAGCCTGAGGGTGCTGTTTCTGACGCTGACCCTTGGCCTGACCCTGTTGTGCGGCACCTCACAGGCTGACGTGGCCACAGTGTACGTTGCCGCCAGTGGTGACGACGGGTACACATATTGTCAAGGCACTGAGTTCTTACCTTTTTACACGTGGTGGCACATTTGCTCAGGCACGTGGGGGTCAAAAAACGCCAACACATCGTTTGGGACCATACCAGTTGGCGCAAGGTACACAGCGGCTCAAACCGATTTTGTTTTTTGGCGTGGCCGCGTGAGGTTTGACCTCAGTGGACTCAAGGGTACTGTGACCACGGCAGAGCTCAGAGTGTTTATATGGCGCAACAGTGAGACTCTTGGGTCAATAACAGTCAAACGCATTGCTGACGACTGGCCTATTGACTCGAGTGACTACGGCACCGGCGGTGTCTTTATTGGCAGCAAGGCGTTTCCAGTCAGCGTGGGTCAATACAACCACATTGCGGTCAACGCTGACACCGTCACCGCGCACATGGGTACTGGCGCGTACCTGTGCTTGGGAGTTGGCACCACCAGGATTGAGTCATGTGCTGGCCCACAACCAACAGGCAACCACTTTTTCGACTTTTACACATATGACTTTGGGTCAAACCAACCGTACCTATACATTGAGTACACACCGCCGGCTGTGCCGCCAAGTGGCCGCCGGCAACCAGTGGTATGCGTCACAGGCAACGTGGCTGACGCCGGCTCGTATTATATGGGGGGTGTGAAATGACACGCTCACAGAGGTTGTGTGTTGCCGTCATGGCAGTGCTCTTGGCTCTCGTCGTCAACCAGTGCGTGCTCACGGTGGCCGTGGCTCAGCACATACACGTACCTGGCACCAAACACCTCGTGCCGGTTGTGCCGGCTGACTCACTGGGCAACGCATACGAGTTGTACGAGGCTGAAATTGACAGTGTCGTCATGCGCACGTACCTAGTGGTCAACGGTGTGGCCACGCTGTGGCGGGTTGACTACGGTGACAGTTTGGGGCCAGGACTGTGGGGCAAGGTCATTGACGCTGACAGCGCCGGCGTACAAGGTGACTATGTGTGCCGGTCAGTCATATACACCGTACAAGGGCGCACGCCACCCTCTGTGGACCGTTGGCAAGTCAGTGACGACTTTGACATATTTGGCAATGTGCCGGTCACCATTGTCTGTGTGGACACGTCACAAACACCTGACGCGGCTGTGCCGGCGGCCACTGTGACCGTGCGCTCGAGTGACGGTTGGGTTGTTGCTCATGGCCGTGCCAACAGCGCCGGCGTTTTCAGTTTCACGTACCCTGAGCCCGACAACCCTGACACCCTCTTGGTTGGCGGTGAAACTGTGCCTGGTGGCGTGCAGTTTCCCGCGGCTGAAAGCCTCTTTGTGTACCAAACGGCTGTCACTGACAGCCTCTTGGGGTATGAGTTTGACCCTGGTGACCCAGTCAACCCCATGAGAGTCATGGCCGTTGGGTACTTGCAAGAGGGTACCGGCCAGGGTGTGCCCAACGTGACCATTGAGTGTGAGCTTGTAGTGCCGCCAGGGTACACCAACATACCCACAGTCACCTCAACGGGCGCGTTTGTTATGAGCCCATTTGACACCACCACTGCCGCTGACGGCACGTTTGTATTTGAGTTGTACCGCAACTCTGACATAACACCCGCCAACACCCAGTGGCGGGTCACCACCAAATACACTGACTACCTCAGCCGCCGGCGTTACAAGCAACAGACTTTCAGCATTGGTGCGGCTGACTCGAGCCCATATAACATTGGCAAACTGGGGGGTTGACCATTGGACACGGCAGAGCTCGTCAAACTGGGTGCCGCGGTTGGTGTTCCCCTTGGTGGTACGGTTGCCGTGGGGGTGTGGTTTGCTCTTGGGCGCACTGTTGGCTCACTCAATGGCAGTGTCACCAAGCTCAAGGCATTGCTCGAGGTTGAGGTGAAACAGCGTGAACAACTCAAGGCTGACCTTGAGGGTGACCGGCGTGAGCTCAAAAAGGACATGACAACGGCACTCGAAAAGTGTGCGGCAATGCACACACGAGAGCATGAAACTATTTTCAGCCGGCTCAACCGTCATGGTGAGAGCATTGCGGCACTCAAGGCTCAAGAGGTCAAGGCAAAGAGAGGTGCGTCATGAAAGTACCGCCATACATGAAAATGCCGCCACACGTCGAGGTCAGCGGCCTCAAAGTGAGTACAGGCATGAGCATTGTGGCCGTCATACTCGTTGGGGGGTATGTGGCACTGTGCGTCAAAAACGGCAACCTCGAGGCTCTCAGCGCACCCATGTGGTTTGCGTTGGGTTGGTTTCAGCGTGGGCGCACTCAAAAGGTATGACTATGGGGCAAGAGGCACTCATTGGCGTTGACGGTGGCCCAACGCCAGGGTGGTGCGTCACCAACGTGGTGGCAACCAGGGTGTTGGCATGGGGTACGGCTGACAGCGTACTTGACCTCAGGCTCAACCTGAGGCCATTTCTGCAAACGTACCGCGTGCGTGGCGTTGCCATTGAGCAACCCATACACAGAGCTCAAGGTAAGTATGTCAAGGCCGGTGGCGCACCCAACTGGGTGACATATGGCTTGTTGTTGTGCCTCACGGCTGACTTTGACCTCGAGCTCAAAGAGGTCAACCCCGCGACGGCGGCCAGGGTGGCAAGTGGTGGTATTGTGTCAGCCACCAAGGCTGACATGAAACGAGGCATTGAGAGTGAGTTTGAGAGCTTGCCTCACTGGTTGGGGCCGGCTACAACTGACGCCAGGCAAAAGAGAGAGTTGAAACAACATGCGTACGACGCTGTGGCAGTGGTTTTAGGCGCACGAGCCAAGGGGGTTTTCTAATGAGTACAGTGAGCATTGACAAAAAGGCGCTCGAGCAAGTCATTGCGTACATAAGTACGGCAGTTGACCTCGACAAGCTCAAGAGCACCTGGCGCAAACTGGTGGCTCTCATAAGGGGCAACCCGTTTGACAGTCTGACAGAGCTCAAACAAACGGGTGAGGCACTGGCCACGCTCGTCATTGGCCTCATGGCCGCGGCTGAGGTTGCGGTGGCCGCTATCAAAGAGGCCAACCCTGACACTCAGGCCGGCCAACTCAAGCTCGAGGCCGTCACCCGCGTGCTCGACGACGTCATTGACATTGGTGGCCCATTTGGCGTCATTGCAGAGCGTTTCGACGACGACGCCATACGGGTGGCGCTCACACTCTTGGTTGGTATGCTCAACAAGCTCGTGGCCAAGGGTGAGAGTTGGGTTGACCTGTTGCCTGAGGACATGAAACCTCAGCCGGCACCTGGCCACTAACATACAGGTGCATGTGCAACCAACCAACCAACCGGCCTCGTGGCCGGCTGAGGTACTAACATGCAACTCAGGTTTGGTGAGCTCGACGACACACCGGCCAGGCGCCAAGAGTTGCGCCGGCAGTTTGACGAGTTACGCAGTCGCACACCACGGCTGACTCAAATGGTGTACGAGGCCGCCGGTTTTGTCCTTGACCAGTTTGGCTCAGCGGTGTGCGTCACGTCAGTGTACCGGCCTGACAACCCACGCTCAGTACATGCGTGGTGGCGTGGTGTGGACATTGGCCGCAACTCGACTGGGCTGACCCGCGCACAAATGGGTGACCTGGCCTTGTACCTCAACCAACTGTGGGTGTATGCCACCGGCGGCAACCTGTGGGCATGTGTGTACGGTGAGCTCGACAAGTACCGCCGGCACTGGGACCACTGCCACTTGCAGTGCCACCCTGACACCCATTTGAGGCCACGGCCACTCAGCCTGGCCAGACTGCCGTGTGTGCCGGCTGTTTGAGGGGGTCACTGGCCACAGGCGCCAGGCGCCACCAGGCTCAAGAGAGGCCACCAGGTGAAACAGTGAGGGGCCACCTGAGAAAATGCCTCTGAGAGCCTCTGAGAGAGAGGCCACAAACAGGCCGTTTTAGGCCGGTTGTGAGGCCATACAGCCACTCATGGCTCAAGGCAAGGGTGGCCGCTGTCCAAACTGGGCTCACGGTGCGCCTGGCATGGGCCACAGTGCGGTTTCACCACTACCGCCGGCGGCCACCATAACTGACACCAACTGACACCAACTGACACCAACTGACACCAACTGACACCAACTGACACCAACTGACACCACCGCAAGGGGGTGGCCAATAATTGGCCACCCTCTTTTGTCTGTTTTTCCTCTTGACACCTGAGCACCAGTGGGCCACCCTGTGCCACATGGGGGTACCGGCTCAAGCTCACCTGGCCGGTTGACGACAACTGAGGCGAGAGCTCTTGACTGTGAGGGGGAATATGGGCAAGCCACTATACAAAGTCGTACGTGTGAAATGTCGCAACGAGGCACGCACAGAGTTGACCAGGTTGGCCGGCAAACTGCAAGGCCGCAAGGGCAACGACAAACCCAAACACACCGCTGACGTCATTGACGTGCTCTTGGGTCATGTACCCAAGTGTAAGTCATTGCGCAGTGCTCTTGGCATTGAGTCATAAGGATGGCAACCATACTGGCGTTGTATAACTCTGACGGTTGTGTTGGCCGTTGTGACGCTAAGTGCCACGAGGCAAAAGGTACTGAGTGCCGCTGTATATGTGGCGGCAAATACCACGGCAGAGGGGGGGCACGTCACTCTGAGTTGTTGACACTTGACCCGCGTGAGCTCGAGGGGGTGAAACAGCACGCTCACGAGGACGGGTTGCACCTGGTGGTGGCCGGCGTTTCTCTAGTGGACCTAAGAAAACGGCCACGGCAGTGTGAGTTGTTTTGACGTGGTGAGGGTGTGCCGTGCCGGCTGAGTAGTTAGTTGTGCGTCAGAAACTACCCACTGGTACGCATGTTGTGAAAGCCGGCGGCACCCTCACCACACCTCAAGGGGGTTGCGACATGGCACATGTCTGTGACATTTGTGACAGCCAAGCGAAACACGTTGACGAGGTCAAGAGGTACCACGTGCTCTTGGTGCCTGAGGTTGAGGTGCTCAACCCTCAGCGCACACGGGCTGACCTCTTGCGGCACAGCGTCAGGGTTGTTGACCTCTGCCAAGGTGACACCACATGCCCGGCATTTGTCATCAATGGCATAGTCAAGGGGTTGACGCACGCCAAGGTCAGCGCATGTGGTGAGCGTGGTGCCGACAAGCCTGTTGGCTCAGTGAGGTGAGGCATGGCCGAAACACGCAAATGCCCACTGTTTGAACACGCTGACCGCACCCAACCTGACAGGCCGCAACGAGCTCATGAGACTTGGCGGCAATGCCTTGGTACTGACTGTCAGTGGTACGAGAGCAAGTGGGGTGACTGTACTGTCAAGGTGCTCACCGCGGTTGTTGTTGACCTCTGTGAGCATACGCGCCGGCTCATTGAGAAAACACTGAGCCATTGACCTGTGGCCAGGTGGTGACATGCCGCCTGGCCACGTAACTGAGAGGGGTGTTGTATGGCTGAAAAAGACAAGGCGGCTGAGCCTGAGGTTGAGGTATTGCCGCCACGAGAGCCTGAAACTGAGGCCGCGTTTGTGCCTGACAAACTGTGGTCACCTGAGCACATGGCCGCGTTGGTGCGGCTTGACCCCGCCAAAACCGTGCAAATGATTGAGAAAATGGTTGAGCTCTTGCGTATGCTCAAGCCGGCTCTCATAAAGGCCACGTACGCCGGTGACTGGGTTGGACACAAGGCCGCCGGCGGCAAAATGGTGTACCACCTCGAGGAAAAGGGTTGTCAGCGCATTGCGCCGTTGCTTGGCCTCGTCGTCATTGAGCCTCAGGTACAGCGCATAAACAACCCTGACGGCTCGTACACGTACGTGTACCGTGCCGGCGCATACTCACGCACACTGGGTGTGCAACTGCCACTCATAACTGGGGCACGCACCTCGAGTGACGAGTTTTTTGCCAACCAAAAGGGTGTGCTCGACGAGTGGGACGTGGCCAAGGCCGCGGAAACCAACTGGTACTCGAGAGCGGTGCCACGGTTGGCCGGCTTGCAAGGCATGACCATCGAGGACTTGAAAGCCGGCGGCCTCGACGGCGCCAAGGTGAGCAACATTGAGTACAAGGGCAAGAAACAAAAAGAGGCCGCACAGGCGCCACCACCCAACGGTGAGGCTGACACACGCACCATTTCAGGACCACAGGCAAATAGGTTTTGGGCCATTGCATATGCCGCTGGCCGTGCCGTTGGTATGGCCAGTGAGGACGTGCAAGCGTGGGTACATGACTGGTTGCCCAGTCAGTTTCAGGTGGCCGGTGTTTCTGACATACCGCGCAGTATGTACGACGAGGCTGTTGACAAGCTCGTCGAGTTAGGGGGTGAGGACTTTGCCGCAGAGCAACGAGCCAAGTTTGCAGAGCGTGAGTGAGAGGCCAAGCCTGGCCGCGGCCATACTCGAGGCACGTGAGGCATATTGGCGCCGGTTGGCCCAAGAGGACGCCGGCAAGTGGCACAAGCGCAACCCAACACTGGGTACGCTTGACAAGTGTTTGCGTGCTGAGGTGCTCAGCATAACTCACTGGGATGCCAGGCCGCCGGTGTCACCTGACCTCAAGGCCAGGTTTGCCATTGGCAACGAGCGTGAGCGTGTCATTGGCCGGTTGCTCGAGGACATTGGTTTTGAGCTCGTCGAGGGTCAGAGGCCGTTTGAGCTCAATGGCCGTGACGGCACCCTCGTGGCCACTGGGCGCATTGACGGGCGCCTGAGGTGGCACGGCGCCAAGCCTGTGTATGAGTGCAAGAGTATGCACCCCAATTTCTTTGCACAGGTGCGGTGCCTCGAGGACTTGCACACGTGGCCGTGGACTGAGCGGTACCTGTGGCAAATACAAGGGTACCTCTTGGCCGCTGATGAGAGTGAGGGGCTCATTGTCCTTGACAACCTCTTGGGTGGCCTCAAGGTGTTTGACGTCACTCTTGACCTCGAGGTGGCTGAGTGGGTGCTGAGCCACTGTGAAAAGGTTGTTGAGTACCTCAAGCGTGACGAGGTGCCGCCATTTCACTCTGACCCGTCACATTGCCGGCGTTGTGAGTGGCGTGGCCGGCAGTGCAACCCTGAGCTTGACCACGGACCTGGCATTGTCATGCTGAGTGACCCTGAGTTGGCCGCTGAGCTCGTCGAGCGTGAGAAACTCGACGAGGCACGCAAGAGGTATGACGAGCTCGACAAACACGCCAAGGCCGCTGTCAAGGCCACGTTGCCGGCCAGGTTTGAGGTTGGTGACATACACCGTGTCATTGTTGGTGACTTTATGGCCACCGCCAAGGGCACTAAGTACACCTCGTATGACATACCGGCAGACGTCAAGGCCAAGTATGCAACGCCTGGCATACAGGTGCGCACGTCGTTTGACAGGCTCATTGAGCCAACCTCTGAGAGTGAGGGGTAAGAGACACAACCAGGGTGGCCGTTTGAGGTGTGGTGCCGGAGAGGCCGCAACACATTTGTTTTTTCTCAATGGCCGCACTGGCATTGCAAGAGGGTGGTGGTCAGGGTGCCACCATACCTCTGTGCGTTGGTGTTGGGTGTCCCGCGTGGGCCATGCGCCGTGACGGTGGCGGTGTTTGTGCGTTTGTGGCCGCGGCACATGCGCTCATTGGACTCAACCAGGCCGCACGTCAGGTGCCAATGCCCATTGACCCCAACATACTCAAGGGGCCATTTGGGTTGGGCCAGTCATGACCAAGGCTGACGGTTGGGGTGAGAAACTGACGCGGTGCCGGCGTTGCAACGCTGAGGTCATACTGAGCACGTCACGCAAGGGCAACGTTATTGTGTTGGACCGTGCCACACGACAGTTGCATTTCAAAACGTGCAAGTACGCTGAGCAATTCAAGCGTGAGTACGCTGACCGTCAACTCAACCGCAAGTGGCAAGAGAAACACGAGAGAGAGCTTGAGAAACTCAGGCGGTGGAATAAGGCGGCAGAGGACACCAAGAGAGGGGGTTGCAATGGCCCAAGTACAGCGTGAGGACATACGCATTGAGGGTGGTGCTCTCGTCATTTCACCTCGAGAGAGCACGTTTGACCCGATTGAGGCACTGTTACAGGTTGGCCTCAAACACTACCGTGAGCAAGAGGGACGCTCACCCAGTGACGTGTGCATTGAGGTACCGCGGGTGCTCTGTGGGCAACGTGTCAGGTACATACGGCCTGACGGACCTGAGGGTATTGGTGAGCTCATGACTGAGTTGGTGGCTCAGGTACTCAATGCCAACCAACAGTTGGGTGGCGGCATACCTGACAAACTGACGCCGTTTACGCTCACGTTTGAGCGTGTCACAGAGTTGGCCTTGGCTCTCAACCGTGAGCCCGAGGCCGCACGCTCGAGGTGAGGTCATGGCCGTCAACAAGTGGCTTGGGACATTTGACAAGCCTGTGACTCTCGAGGCCGGCACCGTCACGCTCGAGCTCGACGGGTTTGTTGCGTTTGACCGCCGCCAGGCACACCTCATGTTTGCTCTGTGGGTGCCTGACGGCGACGAGCACAGGCAAGAGCTCAAGGCACTGTTTGAGCACATATGCTCTGAGGGGTTTGAGCTCAAGGTGCCCACACCAACTCGAGGACCGCTGAAACGCAAGGCCGTACCCTCGAGGGACCAGGCGCCGGCAACCATACCTGGCCGGCCAAACAAACGAAACCTGAAAATACACAGGGGGTTGTGACGTGAAAGTGACAGTCAGTTGTGTTGACCACCCTGACAGGCCGGCGGTGGCGTTTTGTGGTCATGTGTTTCAGTACACCAAAAACGCGGCTGTCATTGCGGGTTGGTGCGCTGAGTGTGTCAAGGCTTTCAAGGCCGGTACAAGTCAGCGCCGGCACCGCAATGGTTGTTGGGGGGGGTGGTCACTCGAGCATGGTGAGCGTGAGGTCAGTTGGTGGTCAATGCACCGGCACCCAACCTCGAGCTTGTACCTCAAACTCATGAGAGCCACCAAAATACTCGAGGCACCGGCTGAGCTCATGACCAGGCAAGGGGGTGCATTGTGACAGGGTTGTTGAAACACGCATTGCTCAAGGCCATGCGTGAAACGCCGTTGTGGCCGGCCACACACCCTGAGCTCGAGAGGCTTAGACGGCTCGAGCCACATACACGCCGGCAAGCCGGCATGACGTACCTGACGAGGACGTGGTCAACGGTGACCCTGAGGCTGAGCCTCAGGACGTGACACCATAAACCAGGGTGACGAGCTCACCCGCAACACAAGGGGGTTGCAGTGAAAAGTACCAAACACGTCGTCGAAACTCTCACGGTCAGCGGCCTTGAGGGTGCCATGTCGGACATGCACACGGCACTCAAACTGGCCGGTTGGCACGCTGTGGGCAAACTCACCATTGGCCAAATGGGACCGGCGCCGGCGCCGGCATTGGTCACTGAGGTTTTCACGCGAGAGCGCAAGGTTGAGGTGCTCAGCGGCAAGGTTGTTGAGGTCAGTGAGGTGGCTGAGCAACCGGCCACGCCGGCACCCGCCACACCAACGAGGGGGTATGGTGAGCCTGGTGGTCAGCCTGAGACTGAGGCCGGTGACGAGGCTGACGTAAAGGGCATGGCGCCTGGTGTGCCTGAGGTACCGCGGCCATTTCACGTACATGAGCAAGTGCGGCCTCATGCAACTGCACTGGGTGACGAGCATGAGTGAGCCTCAGGTCACCATACTGGGCCATTGCACTGTGCCTGACATGGCCAAGAGGCCGGCGCTCAAGTACCCATACGCATATGTGCCGGCTGGCACTCAGGGTGTGCAAGTCATTGACGTGAGCACGCCAGTGAGGCCGCGTTTGGTTGACGGTGCCGCCTGGTTGCCACCAGGTCACCCCAAGTGCGCTCAATGTGAGGCCGTTGACTGGTACCAAACGTGGCTCATGGTTGCTGTTGGGTCACAAATATACCGGCTCAACTGTTTGCCTCGAGGCCGGCTGTTGTGGGACCGGCAGAGTGTCATTGACCTTGACCAGTATGTGTTTGGCATGACTGTTGAAAAGGTCACCGGCGTCATGTGGGTTGGCACTGGGTACGGCGTGACTGTTATGAGTGTGAGGTGGTGACATGGGCATACCCACGTGGTTGTACTGGTCAGTCATTGCCGCCGGCCTGGTGCTCATACACCTGGTACACTACCGCCGGCGGGTGCTGTTGTGGGTAGTATGGCACGTACCTCTTGGGCCACTGGCGCCGTGGGTGTTGGGGTTGGCTCTTGGGCGCTGGCCACGGCGGCCTGAGAAACCGCGGCTCACTCATATTGTTGGCGTTGACCTGGCCTCGAGTTTGAGCATGACGAGCCTGGCCGTGTACGACGACGGTGACCAGGTGAGCCTGAGACTCGTGCATGAGTTTGACTGGGTTGGTGAGCCTCAGCCACTCGAGCTCACATGGGGTCAATACTATGACAGAGACTTGGGGCATGTGGCGTTTGTGCGCCGGCTCAAGGCCATATGGCACAGGCCGGCGTACACGGCTGAGTTGGCTGAGCGCATTGACGAGCTTATATGGGGTGACGAGTGAAACTGAAATGCCGGCTGACAGAGTGGTTGGTCAGAGCGCACGCAACATATGGCCTTGCACGCCAGGCGCCAACGGTCATTGCACCGTCAACACGCCGGCAAGGGCTGAGGTTGTCGTGCCCTGGCCACCCTCTGTGGCCGGCTTTTGCAAGTGAGGGTATCAATGAAAATCTCGAAACTAAAGTCAATATTAGATGCTCATACTAGATGGCTGATGGGCGATAATACAGGCACACGCGCGGACCTCAGCAACGCGGACCTCCGCAACGCGGACCTCCGCAACGCGGACCTCCGCAACGCGGTCCTCCGCAACGCGGACCTCCGCAACGCGGTCCTCAGCAACGCGGACCTCAGCAACGCGGACCTCAGCTACGCGGAGCTTAGCAACGCGGACCTCCGCTACGCGGTCCTCCGCAACGCGGTCCTCCGCAACGCGGACCTCAGCTACGCGGACCTCAGCAACGCGGTCCTCAGCAACGCGGACCTCAGCTACGCGGACCTCAGCAACGCGGACCTCAGCAACGCGGACCTCAGCAACGCGGACCTC